CAAACAACTTTGGGTGTTGGAACATACTTGTCAGGTGCTTCAATGGCTTCTGGTGATTATGGTTGGTTCTCAATAGCAAGTGTTTAATTAGCAAATTTAGTAGTAAAATTGAGGAGATACTTCGGTATCTCCTTTTTTCTTTTAACCGACCTTAATACCTTGAGGAGAATTAAATGGCACTACCAAGCGATGAAAACAATGCAGACGCAAGATTGCAGGTAAAGTTCTACAAACGACCTGTTCAGCAAGAACAAGAAACACTAGAGGCTGGCAGACCTATCTACAAAGAATTTGATTTTGTACAAATTTGTGTAGCAGGTGATACATTGACTGAAATTGATACTTATGTGCAAAACAGTCACAAAACAAGATTCCCGATTCAATGGGCTAACTATCAAAATAGAATTGGTCGAGATGACCAAGTAGTAATTGGTACACCTGTAGCTGAATGGCCTTTAGTATCTAAAAGTCAAGCAGAAGAACTGCGAGCATTAAAGTTTCATACAGTAGAAGCTATTGCAAACGCTTCAGATCAGCAACTGCAACGCATGGGTATGGCTGCTGGCATGAGTCCTTATGCTTTTAGAGATAAAGCAAAGTCATTTTTAAATTTAGCCTTAGATTCAGCAGAAACAGACAAAAGAGCACAAGAAATTGAAAATTTACGTCAAGAGCTTGCTGAAAAAGAGTTAGAATCTGTGCGAATAAAGCAAGAAACTGATGCTAAATTCGCTCAAATGCAAGAACAGATGGCGCAAATCTTGGCAGCAGTAGGCGAGAAAAAGACTAGAACTCGTAGACCTAAAGAAGAAGTAGTTTAAAAAAATAGTGTAATAATTGGGTTGTTCATGTAAAATTAGTTATAGACAACCCAACTACTTGGGCAAACAAACCAAGTAAAAGGATTAAAAATGAGCTATAACTTATTGGAGCTGGTTCAACAGGTAACTGCTGAATTAAACTTAGCTGTGCCAACATATGTTATTGGCAATCCATCACAAGACACCCAACAAATCCTAGCCTTGATGAACAGAGCAGGTTACGACTTAATTAAGGAATACAATTGGCAAGCCTTAGAGTTAGAGTATAGGTTTTATACAAACGCAATAACCACGACCTGTAATACTGTAGCAGGCACTCAAACATTGACTGCTATTCCTAGCACTACAGGTCTGGACAATACATATTCAATAGTAGGTGGTGCAATTCCACAAGATACTTATGTAGATACTGTTTTAAGTTCTACTAGCTTAACGACTACACAACAATCTTCTACAACAACAACAGGTGGTTCAGTAACATTTAGTAAGACTATTTATCCGTTACCATCTGACTACGAAACTATCACAGATAATACCCATTGGGACAAAACCAAGCATTGGCAAATGTTAGGCCCTGTTGACGCACAACAATGGCAGTGGTTAAAGTCTGGATATATTTCTACAGGCCCACGAGTACGCTGGAGAATACTTGGCAATACGTTTCAGATATGGCCACCGTACAATACGCAAGAGTATTTAGGCTTTGAATACAGATCACGAGGCTTTGTAAGAAGTGCAACCAACGCTGTTTTAAACAGTTTTCAAGCAGATACTGACACTACAGTTTTAGACAATACTGTTATGGTATTAGCTACAAAACTCAAATATTTTCAGATTAAGTCTTTCGATACAACGTCTTTACAACAAGACTATATGCGTTATCTGAGTATTGCTAAAGCTAACGATAAAGGCTCTGCAACATTGTCATTTGCACCAATGCCTAGTGCAGTATTAATTGGTTGGGCAAATGTGCCTGATACAGGATATGGAAGTTAATAGATGCATATACAACAATGCCAAAGTGTAGTATCCTATAATCTCTTAAAAGGAGATTTAGATATGAAGGCATGGGAATATAGAAGTTTATCAATTGAAAAACGGTTTGAATTAAGTAAACAAGTTGATCCAACAACGGGTTGTCATAACTTTTTAGGTTTTAGAGACAGAAATGGATATGGAAGAATTAAATATCAAAATCGTGGTTATGCAGCACATAGATTATTTTGGATTATAAAAAATGGTGAATTAACTTCCGAACAACATATTCTTCATCGTTGCGATAATCCAGCTTGTTTTAATTTAGAACATCTTTTTGTTGGTTCAAATGCTGACAATGTTGCTGATAAAGTTTCTAAAGATAGGCAATATCATCCTCCAAAAGGAAAATTGCATCATAGGTCAATGGCTAAATTATCTGAAGAACAAGTGACTGAAATTAAATCTTTGTTAAAAAGAGGATATAGTCAAGCCGATATTCATCGTGATTTTAAAGTAAGTCGTGGAGTTGTTTCTGACATTGCTTTAGGTAAAACTTGGAATTGGATTTAACATGGCACAAGCACAACGTAGAACGGCAGCAACTACATCGTTGCCAGCTCCTATTGGTGGTTGGAATAACAGAGATTCTTTGGCACAAATGCCACCACTTGATGCAGTACAAATGGATAATTTTTATCCTACACCTACTGAAGTGCAACTACGCAAAGGTTGGACTAAAACAAGTATAGGTATAACAGGTCAAGTAGAGACATTAATTAATTATCCAACAAGCACAGGTTATAAACTGTTTGCATTTGCAGGAACAAGTATTTATGATGCCACAGCGTCAACAGCTACCGTAGTTTTTACGGGTCTAACTAATGCAAAGTGGCAATTTGTCAATATATCAACAACAGGTGGTGATTTTATTATCGCTTGTAATGGTGCTGATCCTGTTCTGATTTATGATGGCACGTTCTGGGCATACATGGCAACAACGTCAACATCACAGACAATATCGACAATTACACGAGGTGGTACAGGTAACTTAACGGCTACTTTAACAACAGCAGTAGCACATGGATTAATTACAGGTAATCGAGTATCTATATCAGGTGCAACACCAAGTCAGTTTAATGGAACGTATGCAATTACAGTAACAGGTGCAACGACTTTTACTTATACGATGGCTACTGCACCAGCAGGCAATGCAACAGTAGTAGGAGTCTACACAGTCAACGGCATAACAGGTGTAAACAGTAACACTTTTGTTAACGTCAACTTATTTAAAAATAGGCTTTATTTCTGCCAAAACAATAGCTTAAGTTTTTGGTACTTAGATGTCACACAAATATCAGGCATAGCGACTAGCTTTGCATTAGGTGCGTTTTTTCGTAATGGTGGGTACTTACAAGCAATAGGAACATGGACACTTGACGCAGGTTACGGAGTCGATGATTTTATTGTGTTTGTAAGCTCAATGGGTGAAATTATTGTCTATAAAGGCACAAATCCCAATGATGCAACAGCGTGGGCAATGGTCGGTTTATGGCAATTTGGTCAAACATTTAGCCGTAGATGCTTCTTTAAATGGGGTGGTGACTTACTGTTACTAACGCAAGATGGACTTGTACCATTAACGGCTGCTTTACAGTCTAGCCGACTTGATCCTCGTATTAACTTAACTGATAAGATTTATTACGCAGTTTCATTAGCGTGTAGTGAATATTTTAATAACTTTGGTTGGCAAATTAACTTTCTTGCTGAGTCAAATATGTTGATCTTGAACATACCTACAAATTACGGCACAGAACAGTATGTAATGAATACAATCAATAAAGCATGGGCTAGGTTCACAGGAATAAGTGCTAATTGCTTTGAAGTAGCTGGTGATGAAAACATGTACTTTGGTGGTAATGGTTATGTAGGTCAATTCTTTACAGGATTTTCAGACAACAACACAAACATCACAGGAACGTGCCAACAGGCATTTAATTATTTTCAGACTCCTGGACAGTTAAAAAGATTTACTTTAGTTAGACCTATCTTTCAAACAGATAACGGCTTACCGACTGTTTTATGCGGTATTAGCACCGATTTTGAAACTATTCCATTAACCAATCAGTTGGCGTTTAATCCATCAATTAGTCAAACAGGACTTTGGGATTCAGGAATATGGGATCAGTCAAAATGGGGTGGTGGTTTAGTTACTACTAAGTTTTGGCAGGGTGTAACAGGACTAGGATTCTCAGGCGCAATCAACTTAAACGTAGCGTCACAAGGCATAGACTTCAGGTGGGCATCCGTTGACTATGTCCTTGAAAATGGGGGAATTCTTTGAGGAGAGTTACTACTGAAAATCAACAGTATTTGGGTGATTGGCTAGTAAGAATAATGAATCATCCACTTCCACAAGAGACAGTATGTATCGGTCAAGAAATAGAT